CTGTCCGCCATGCGAACGCGTTGCCGACGTCTGGCTAGGACGCAGGGACTGAGCCTTGTTGTTGTGGATTATCTTCAGTTGATGCGGCCTGCGATCGGAACCAAGCCTGACAGCCGTGTTCTGGAAATTTCGATGATTACGCAGGGGCTCAAGGCGATTGCGAAAGAGCTTTCTGTTCCGGTGATTGCGCTGTCCCAGCTGTCTCGTCAGGTCGAATCGCGTGAAGACAAACGACCGATGCTGTCGGATCTGCGCGAATCGGGCTCCATCGAGCAGGATGCGGATGCGGTCATGTTCGTTTATCGCGACGAGTATTATCTGCAGCAGCGTCAGCCCAAAGACAGTGCCTATGACAGCAACGACAAGTTTCAGGTCGCCACAGAAGAATGGCAGCGCAAGATGGCGTTGGTGCATAACAAGGCTGAGCTGATTCTTGAGAAGCAGCGGCACGGGCCTACTGGAATGATCCAGTTATATTTCGAAGGCGAATATACCCGATTTGGGGATCTGGACGTTATTCACGAGTAGCGCTCCGCAGAGGGTGAGTACTGTGAAAAACATCGCGATTTAGGAAAGGTGTCCCGTTAATGGGGCGCGCTTTAGAGGCGGTAAAATCGTTACGGCCTTTTCGAGAATTCCGCGATTAAAGAGCGGACACAGAACGTCGCAATCGGTTAATTAATACAAAACCGGTACGATTTTCACGAAAATCCCGCGCTTGAAAAAAGCTGAAATATGAAACTCTTCCCATCAGTTTTGCGAGAAAATCGCGAAAGGGAGAAGGTGTTTTCTGTCCTGGATCATGGCTGCAATGCGAGAAAGTGGTAGCAGCTAAAACCTGTCATAATGGCTCAAAGCCACATTTGTTTCTTGACCCAGTGGCAAAGTGCCATTAATTTATCGTTAATCGGCAGTCGCCATGGGGGTGGCTGACGAGGAAGGAAGGGAGCCGGTCATGAGTTTGGAATATCTGATGACCGGAAATGTTTCTGATTTGTTCATTCCATCGATGAAGCGAATTGATCGTGTTGTATCGAATGGGGGCACTTAGATGCGTACGGAAACCAGTGAAACGGCCACTAATGGATCTCCTCATCTGGTCTCTTGGGCGGATCAGGTGTGTCGGAAGACGTGTTTCTGTCCGTGTTCGGAGCCATGTCTTGCCGCTGGAGCACCAGTCCTGGGTGCAGGGCAGCCAGCCGCAGGGCCAGTTCTTCGTCGGTACGACCGTTCAGGACGCCTTTCAGAAGAAAATCGGTCGATACGCGCAGCCGGTTCGAGAGCGCCGCGATGAGAAAGACGCTGGGCGCACGGTCGCCGCGTTCGATCTTGTTCAGCGTGGAAGCATCCACGCCCAGCAGGCGGGCGCATTCGCTCTGGTTGGGCATGACGAGCTCACGGGCCCAGGAAATGCGAGTTCCGATGGCTCGTTGGAGTGTGGTCAGAGAGTCAGGGCGCTTGTGTTTGGCCATGAGGCCTTTTTAGCAATGGCTTTATGCCAAATCCAGAAGAAGTTTTTTTTATCACATGCTGTGGCATTTTGCCAAAATTAATCAAAGTTTCGTACTGAGGAAGGCTATTGAAATGAGGCAGGTCAAATCAGGTTCCGTACCGCGTCGTGTATCCGCAAGCTCCCTTGCTGCCATGCTTGCATCTGATGGTTGGCTACCCGAGCGTGGAAGTGCGCGCAAGGGGCGTCGTCGTTCCGCTCAGAAAACATCCGGGGCATCGCCGCTGCGGACGCGAGCGATCACGGACAGGGAGACGATCGACGCTCTTCCTGCGGGGCATCCTGTAACCTGGAATGCGTTGTGGGGAACCGATCTGGTGCCAGTTTTTCCGGGATTGCAGCCGATGGGTGGGCGTGACACCGGCATGGAGATCAACTGATGTTCGGCATGGTGCAGGAAGTGCCTTTGGCAGGTGGTCATGGGGGATCTGAAGTCATGGTGAAGCCGACTGCGGAACGGTATCAGCATTCCGAGATCCGTGAGGAAGACAAGATATTCCGGGTCGTGAATGCGGTGCAGTCTATGTATGATGCGGGCGATATCGGAGATGAGGAACTGGCGGCTGCGGATCGCTGGTATCGCGAATATGTTTTTGCCTCTCTTGGGGTGATGGAAAATCCATCGTCTGACGGTCGTGTCCGGGAGCGGGGTGACATCCACACATGGATGATCGGGCGCGGGCAGTGTTCTGCGCGGATGACCCAGATCCGCGAGATGCTTGGTCTTTGTGCGCATGTTCGTCTTGAGATGCTTCTGGCGCGCGAGATGTCGTTTTCGGCCATGGCGCGTCACCTTTATCCTGCTTTGTCAGAGGGGCGTGCGCGGATGAAGGTTTCGGCCCAGTGCGCGCTGCTTCTGGAGCAGCTTGCACATGTTTATGATGTGATTTCCAAAAAGAAGAACAGGAAAAAATCCTGTTAACGATAAATTATCGCTTGCTATCTGAGCGCAGTTTTGATATAAAGAATGCATACTGAAGAATTATACATAAATATTCAAAGCCGATCTTCTTAAAAGGAGATCGGCTTTTATTTTGGAAGTTTCCTGATCGATGGAAAAATGTGACATTTCTTCTGGTAGTGTTGTGTTGTCTGGTCGCCAGACATTTATTGTCCTTCGAAAAAAATCAGACTTAATCGTGGGGTGTCCTCTTGTTTATGAGGGGGAGCCGCTTCATCGGGCTGATGTCGCTCTGGAGTGGCATGAGCTGGTGGATGCCGGTCTTTCACGTCTGGATGTGAGGTGCAGATCCATTCCCTGTCAGCGCCCGGTTCTTTCCGTCCGGATGATTGGGCAGGTTGCGCCGGAGACCCTTGCGCGTGTGGCAGTGCGGGCCGAGCGGGAGCAGGCGCAGCGCAATGTGGAGACCCAGGCACGGAAAGGAACGTGTCAGAGCGGACGTTCGCGGCCCAAGCCGGTCCGGACTTTCTGGCTGGAGGGGGGCATGATGATGAGCCGCAGGGAGGCTGCGCTGAGAGCGGGCTGATGGTCGGCTCTCGGGTCGATCTGGGGAAAAGGTTGAAGCAGATGGGTGAAGAAATATCCGGTAAGTGTTCCTTGCGGCGGGAACAGTCAGAAGAACGGAAAAAGAGATTTCTCGAGCATCTGTCTGTGAGTGGAAATATTTCGGAAGCCGGACGTGTTGCGGAGGTCCGGCGGAGTACGCTGTATCTCTGGAAAGAGGCGGATAAGGATTTTTCATCCCGCTGGGAGGATGCTCTTGAGGAGGCTGCGGACGCTCTGGAAGCGGAAGCGCGGCGCAGGGCGGTAGAGGGATATGATGAACCCATTACGTATGCGGGACGTGTTGTCTGTGATCCGGATACGGGAAATCCCATTGTCCGCAAACGCTACAGCGACGGCTTGATGGCGTTTCTGCTTCGGGCGCATCGTCCGTCTCGTTTCAGGACTGGCATGGAGGCTGATGGGCGTTCGGGGACGATCTCGATCAATATCAGCAGTGATGACAGCGCCCTTTAGGCTCAATGACTCGCAGCGTGAGGCGGTGCGGCTGCTTGGTGGGCCAGCAAGGCATATTCTTCTGAGAGGTGGGTCGCGGTCGGGAAAGACCTTTGTTCTGGTTCGGGCCGTTGTGATACGGGCGCTGAAGGCCTCGCAAAGTCGACATGGCATTTTTCGTCATCGTTTGACGGCGCTGAAGGCGTCGGTTTTGCGGGATACGTTTCCGAAGGTCATGCGGATGTGTTTTCCGCAGGTCGGGTGGAAGCTGGACCGGCAGAATTGTGTTGTGACGTTCCCGAATGGATCGACGATCTTTTTCGGGGGGCTGGATGACGAGCAGCGGACCGAGAAGATTCTGGGTCTGGAATTTGCGACGGTTTATCTGAATGAGGCCAGTCAGATCAGTTATGGCGCGCGGAATATGCTTCTGACGCGTCTGGCACAGAAGACGGATCTTGCGGTCAAGGAATATATCGATGCCAACCCACCGAGCATGGGGCACTGGCTTTATGCGCTTTTCGAAAGCGGGATCGAGCCCAAGTCGGGGGAGCCGCTGGAGGATTGGTCGCTGTATGCGACGATGATCCTGAATCCGCAGGCGAACCGGGACAATCTGAGTGAGGATTATCTCGTCAGTCTTGAAGCGCTTCCCGAGCGGGAAAAGCGGCGGTTTCTGTATGGTGAATATCAATCCGTTGTCGAGGGTGCGCTGTGGCGGCTGGAGATGTTCCGCCGTGAGACAGCGATTACGGCGCAGAGCCGGGCGGATGTCGCGGCCCAGATGCGGCGTATTCTGGTGTCTGTTGATCCTTCGGGGGCTGCGGGACCGGAAGATTACAGGTCCGACGAGATCGGGATTGTGGTCTGCGGCGTTGATGCGGCTGGTGTGGGGCATGTTTTGGAAGATCTGTCTGCCAGGGATAGCCCGGCGGGCTGGGCTGCCAGGGCCCTGCGGGCATTTGATGAATGGGGTGCTGAACGCATTGTTGCGGAGCGGAACTTCGGCGGGGCTCTGGTAGAGGGCACGATCCGGAGTGTGCGGGCGCATGCCTCGGTCAAGCTGGTGACGGCGGCGCGGGGGAAGGCGGCACGCGCAGAGCCGGTTGCAGCGCTCTATGAGGTTGGCAGGGTTGTTCACCATGGCCGGTTTACGGCTCTGGAGGATCAGCTCTGTCACTTCTCGGTCAGCGGATATCGCGGGCCACGATCTCCGGATCGGGCGGATGCGATGGTCTGGGGGCTGAGTGAACTGATGCTTGCCGGAAGCGGCGGCATGACGGGCTGGAGTCCGTCTGGATTTTCGCTGGCGCGCTGAGCCGACCTTTTCAGGTCGGTAAGCGGCCTGAAACAATGGAGAACACATGGACTGGTTGTCCCTGCAACAGCGTTATGCTGTTCCTGCGGGTGCGTCCGCGCGGACGGCGCGGCTGCTGGCGCTCAAGCGTGTTCTGGACGGCACGCAGTATGATGCGCTGCCGCATCCGTTCTCGATGGAGAAGTCGGGAGCGGGCGAATATATTCCGTTATCCAGTCGTCGTCCTTCGGTCCGGACCAATCTGTGCCGGACGGTTGTGGATGAGTCGGTTTCGCTGCTGTTTGGCGATACGCACTGGCCCGGGCTGGTGACGGATGATGCGCGTGTAACGCATGCCATGAGCACATTCGCGTCGCAGACCAGACTGGCGTCGCTTCTGATGGAGGCGGCGCGGCTGGGTTCTGTCGGATCGGTTGCGATCCTGTTCGAAGTGTCGGCTGGGGTTCCGAAGCTGTCTGTTCTGGAGACGGCGTATCTGACGCCGTTCTGGGATGATGCGACGGGGGAACTGTTGCGGGTCGAGGAAAGGTTTCTGGTTCGGGGACGGGATCTGGCGGCGCAGGGCTATCCGATTGCGGGTGAGCTTCTGGGCGCTCAGTTCTGGTGGCAGCGGGTCTGGACGCCGGTCGACTGTGCGGTGTCCGTGCCCTGGCTGGTGGGAATGGATGGCGGCGTTCGGGATGAGAGCCGCTCCGTTCGGCATGGGCTGGGGTTTGTGCCGATTGTGTGGACGCGCAATCTGGGTGGTCCCTGTGGGCGCGATCCTGAAGGCGAGTGCACGTTCGAGCGGGCCATCGATACGGTGATCGAAGCGGATTATCTGCTGTCTCAGGCGGGGCGGGGGTTGAAATATGGCTCCGATCCGACGCTGGTCCTGAAAACGGGTGGTTTTTCCGACGGGGTGGCGCATCAGGGCGGTGCAGCTTCGGCGCTGACGCTTCCGCCGGAGGGGGATGCGAAACTTCTGGAGATCAATGGAAATGCTGCGGGTGCGGTGCTCGATCATTATCGGGAACTGCGGCTGGTGGTGTTGGAACAGCTTCACGGAAACCGTGCGCACGGTGATCGGGTTGGCGGGGCGCAGTCCGGCAAGGCCATGGAGATGATGTGTCAGCCGCTGATCTGGCTGGTGGATCGTCTGCGGCATTCCTATGGGGAAGGTGCGCTGCTGTCGATTTACAGGATGGCCTGTCGCTTTTCCTGTGTGCTGGAAAACGGGCTGCGGCTTGGGGGCGAACTGGTCAAGGATCTGCCGTATTGCCGCATGAGTTTGCGGTGGCCGGCGTGGTTTCCGTCCACGGACCCGGAGTTGCTGTCTCTGGTGCAGGGACTGGTGGTGGCGGTCTCCAATGGAATTCTGAGCCGCGAGACTGCGGTTCGGATGTTTGCAATGGCATCGGGAAATTCTGATCCGAATACGGAATGGAAAATGCTGGAGCAGTGGTGTGCTTCTGAACAAGCATGAGTGTTGACGGGGGAATGATGTCCGGAACTGATGACACCATTGAGGATGTGGATGCTCTGCGTCAGGCGCTGAATGAAGCGCGGAGCGAAGTTGAGGCGGTCCGTCAGGAAATGACGGATGTTGTGACGCGGCAGGAGACGCTTCAGCGTAATCATGAAGAAGCGCTGGCCCGGATGCGGGAGGACAGTAACCGGGAGGTTATTGTGGCGGCGCTCAGGGCAGAAGCGATCCGCAATGGTGCACATAATCCTGATGATGTTGTACGGCTGATTGATCTCAACGGGATCGAGCGGGGCGAAGACGGCTCGGTGGTCGGTGTGTCCGAAGCTTTGCAGCAGGCCCGTCAGGAACGGGCCTATCTGTTTGGTGAGGTATTGAGGCCTGGATATTCGAGCGGGACGACGGTCGGGCAGGCTGCGCCTCGTCCGGGTGGGATGGAACCGTTCAATGCGCGGGCCGTCAGCGAGGCGGATTACGAAACGCGCAAATGGCAGTTTCTGGCTCAGAAGTGAGCTTCGGGACGATATTTGACCGGGTCTGATGGCAGGCCGGGTTCAGACAACACATTTACGGAAAAAATACATGAGCATTGATAATTTTCCTGTTCAGCTTCAGGCCGCCATCCAGCAGGGTTTTCTGGCCCGCGAGTTTGAGAATGGCCTGAAATCCCGTCTGGGTTTCCGCCAGGTTGCCGATCGCGAAGTGTTCCCGAACGCCATTGGTGAGACGCTGACGAAAACCCGCAAGAGCCTCAAGGCGCCTGTGACGACGCCGCTTAATCCGACGGGAAATACCAATTTTGATAATGGTCTGAGCCCTTCTGGCTGGGCCGTTGAGCAGTATACGCTGTCGATCAACCAGTATGGCGATACGATTGACCTGAACATGGTAACCAGTGGTGTGGGGATTGCGTCGCAGTTTCTGGCCAATGCCAACACCAACGGTGTGCAGGCGATGCAGTCTCTCGACCGGCTGGCGCGCAATACGCTGTTTGGTGGCGCGCAGAATGGTGTGGGCGGCTATCTGGGCGGCAATACACGTGTGACGGCGACGCTCGGGAGCGCTGGAAATACCATTTCGGTTGATGACATCCGTGGTTTCCAGTCCGTGATCGTCAATGGTCAGGTCACGGCGCTCAGTGCGACCTACGGCATGACAGTGACGGTCGGCAGCGATGTCTATACGCTAGTCAATGTTGTGGCCGATGGAACGAACGTATCTACGGCGCCGGGCGGTATTTCGGGGCAGATGACGTTCTCGGCTTCAGTGTCGGTTGCGGATGGTACGGAAGGTCAGGCCGTTGTGGCGTCCACTGCGCCGATGGTGATCCGTCCGAATGGTCGTCTGACGACTGCGGCGTTGCAGACGGCGAGTGCGAACGGTCTGGCAGATACGCTGGGCATTCAGCAGGTTCTGGCCGGTGTGGCGACACTGCGGCGTAACAACGTGCCGATGATCAATGGTGCGTATCACTGTTATCTGGATGATCTGCAGCTTCTGTCACTCTTCCGTGATCCGGACTTCAAGCATCTGTATCGTGGTGCCTACGGTTCGGAAGAGTATCGTTCCGGACAAGTGATTGAGCTTCTGGGTGTGCGGTTCATTCCGACGACGGAAGCGCCGCAGCAGGCGTCGCTTGGAGCGGGTTCCATTCATCGTGCGCTTCTTCTCGGTCAGGGCGCACTGATCGAGGGCGACTGTGCGCTGACGGGTCATTCCGACATTCCGGATGCCGAGCGGGCGCTGATCGAGATGGTGGACAGCGTGGCGATGGTGACGCGTGAGCCGCTGGATCGACTGCGTCAGATCATTGCGCAGTCCTGGTACTGGATTGGCGGTTTTGCTCTGCCGACCGACGTGACGGCGGACATGACTGTCATTCCGACGGCGACGAACAGCTATCTCAAGCGGGGTGTTGTGATCGAGAGCCTTGGTACGGATGCGCTTGGTCTGACGTTCTGATCTTTTTTCGGCCCCTGTCTTTGAGGCGGGGGCCTTTCTTGCGGGGGGAATGACATGTCCGGAACGGTTGGTTTATCGACGGATATTCTCTCGGAAGGAGAGAAAATGGATGTCCGTCGGTTCTGTGGATATCCCGCGATCGGATCGCGGGAGGGAAACCAGGAATCCTGGCGTTTCTTTCAGGTGGAAGGCGCGCTGGAATGGCGGATGAATTATCTGTCTGCAGCGGAATTACAGCAGATCCGGCTTTATCTGTCGCAGCTTTATCCGCTGGAGACGGCGATTACGGCGTCGTCGGACAATCTGGATACGGCGCGGGCAGCAAGCTGGTATCATAATGGTCGCGAAGTGCAGGATCGGATGATGCTGTTTACGCTGTGGCGTCGTCGTCTGTGTGCGTTTCTGGGTGTGACGGGTGGACTGGAACTGCAGGACGGCCGAGCGATCGTGGTTTGAGGAGAGCGGTGTGCAGCAGGCAATGATCGCAGCCCGGCTCTCCAGGGGATATGCCAAGGCGGCCCAAGTTCTCGGGGCTTCGGGCGAGCAGTATCGTCCTTCGGGCGGTCTGACGCCGATGGATGTGCTTTATGCGCAGCCCATGCTGGCTTTCGATGTGGATGCCGGATTTTCGTTCGAGCGTCCGATCGGATGGGGGATTCCGACGGAATATGTTCTGACGGATCGCCGGGATGATACGCAGGTGGGCGATATTCTTGCTGCGAGTGGCCGGACGTATTTCGTGGCGTCTGTGGAGCCTCTGCGGCCGCCGCTGTGTGTGGTGTGCAGCCGCACGGTCTCGGTCAGTGGTGTTACGGGATTGGTGCAGACGCTCGTCTCGGAGTGTCCGGCGGCCATCATCATGCGCGCGAAGGGAGAATCTTCGGGAAGTGGTGTTCCGGGGGCGACACGGCCGGGTCAGTCCGTGATGTATCTTCCGCTTCTGCCGGGAGTTGTGCTGACGCCGTATATGACGGTCACGACCGATCTGGGGACGACTTATACGGTCAATGCGGTGGAAATATCCGGGTTCGGTATCCGGTGCACCATGTCGTTTCAGCAGGTCTGAGGGGGAGAAGAATGACGGATGCCTCCAAAGTCGGGCTGGCGCTCGCCTATAACTGTGCGCAGGTTCTTTATCCGCAGGTGCCGTCAGGTGTTTCGGTAACGGGGCGGCAGGTGGTGTTGCGGCGGGGATGGCTTTTGCCGAGCGATCTTTTCGCAGCCCAGAATATTCGCAACGACACCGATTTCGTAACCGTTACGATGGCGCCCCGGAAAATGCCGGAATGGGCGGAGCCACTAGGGCGGCCCTGGCGTGTCCAGCAGAAGGTTGAGCCTACGGTCGGGGTTGTCGTGACGGGAGCGACGGTTGAGATCGTCTTTTCCGGGACTGCGACGCCTGTGGGAGTTGTGGCGGTCTGGCTGGATGATATGCCGCGGGGAGGAGAGCCGTCTGCGGCCTATGCGGTGACGGCACAGGATACGCCTGAAACGGTTGCTGCGGCTTTGGCGGCGGCGTTGACTGGCGGTGTGGCGAATGGTGCGGTTGTCAGTGTGCCGGGGCGGGTTCTGAATGGTTATGCCGGTGGGTACGGTCAGTCGGTGCGGGTGACGCGGCGGCAGGCGCAGCTCTATCGGGTTTCGATCTGGACGGCGGATACGACGGCGCGGGAAACGCTGGCATCTGTTCTGGATACCGCGCTGGCGGAGCAGAGTTGGATCACTACTCTGGACGGGTGTGAGGCTCAGCTCCGGTTCCAGAGCGTGGAAGATGTCGACACGATGCAGAATGAAGCACTGTATCGGCGGGATTATTTCTATGAGCTGGTATTCGACACCCTGCAGGTGCAGTGGGCGTCCGAAATGCTGTGCGGGATTGGCACCTTGTCCGCGGGGGAGGGGCTGTCGGCACCGTTCGGAGTTCTGGCGCCCGGGGCGGCGAACCAGACGGTGACGGCAGCGCTGGATGCCATGCAGGCTGTGGTTGCGGCGCAGGCTGCAGCTTCGGCCTATCCGGGTTTGGGCGTCGACCATTTTGGGACGGTGGTTGCGCTCGGCAGCTGACGCAGAAGCTGAGTCACAAGGCTGAAATTTCATCAGGAAAGCGGGTGACCTTCATGGAGGTGCCCGCTTTCTGCATTTTGGAGAGCGATCCAGGGATGTCTCTGGTCTATCAGGCGGGAACGCTGAATACCACGGCACTGACCGTGCCAAATCTTTATGTGCAGATTGCCCAGCCGCAGACGCTGGCCCTGGCCGGCGCGTCATCTTCGGTGCTGGGGATTGTGGGAACCGCTGGCTGGGGACCGGTGGGGATGCCTCTGCCGATCGGGGGCATGAGTGATTATGTCGCGGCGTTCGGCGCCAAGCAGAACAAGACGACGGATGCGGGTCTGGCGGTCAATATCGCCGTGATGCAGGGAGCGTCGACATTCGTGGTTGTCCGTGTGACGGATGGGACGGATGTGGCGGCTTCCGGTGCGCTTGACGGGGTGACGGTTCAGGCTGTCTGCACCGGAAGTGCGGGAAATGGCATTGTTGCTGCAGTGACGGCTACGGGGTCCGGCTATGCGTTTGCGGTGATTCATGCCGAGCTGGGTTCAAGGACCTATGCCGGTGCGGACTGGTCCGGGATTGCCGCTGCTGTGGCGCAGGATCTGAGTGCGCTCGTGAAGGTTGTGCTGCCAGACACGGTGCCGGCCGTTGCGGCTGCGAGCGTGACGCTCTCAGGCGGCACGGACGGCGGCGTTCCCACGACAGCACAGTTCCTGGGGCAGGACAGCACGGTCCGGACAGGCATGTATGCGCTGCGGGGGCAGGAATGTGCCGTCGGGCTGCTGCATGGTGTGTCGGACAGTACATCCTATACAGCGCAGGCGGCGTTCGGAACGTCCGAGGGGGTCTATATGATCGCCGTGGGTCCCGCCGCGGATACGGTGACGAACGCGATTGCCGTCAAGGCATCGAGTGGTCTGGATGCGGCGTCGGTCAAGCTCATGTTCGGGGACTGGCTGTGGTGGAATGATGACAGCAATGGCGTGATTCTCGTGAGCCCGCAGGCGTTTGCCGGGGGCAGGCTGGCCGCGCTTTCACCTGAACAGTCCAGTCTGAACAAGGCGCTGTCGGGGGTTGTGGGAAGCCAGAAGGCCGGTCTGACGGGAAGCAGTGCGACGTATTCCATGGCGGAACTGTCGGTGCTGTTTACGGCTGGAATTGACGTGATCTGCAATCCGGCGCCGGGCGGAAGTTACTGGGCGGTGCGGTGTGGGCATAATTCGTCCAGCAAGAGCACCATGAATGGCGACAACTACACACGTTTGACAAACTATATTGCGTCTTCGCTTGCGGGGGGTATGGGTGGTTATGTCGGCGAAGTCATTAATGACACGCTGTTCAGCGATATCCGCTCGACACTTCTGGGTTTTCTGTCGTCACTGCTGTCTCAGGGTATTCTGGGCGTTCAGAATGGTGAGCTGCCCTACAGTGTGGTCTGTGATTCGAGCAACAATCCGCAGTCCCGCACGGCGCTTGGATATGTGCAGGCGGATGTGGCTGTTCGATATCAGGGCATCAACGAGAAATTCATCGTCAATCTGCAGGGCGGCGCGTCTGTCACTGTATCGTCTGCGTCGGGGAGTGTCGGCTAAATGGCAAATCCATACAGCATTGGCCGGGATTGCCGGATTACGGTTCTGTGGAATGGTCAGCGGGTTGATCTGAGGGATGTGACGTCTTTCAGTGCGGCTCAGGAAACGCATGCTCTGCGTGCCAATCCGCTGAATGGTGTTCCGCTGGAATTCAATGTTCCGAATGGCTGGCGGGGAGCGTTTCAGATCGCCCGTGCCAATGCGGCGCTGGATAATCTGGTGGCAGCTGTGGAAGCTGCCTACTGGAATGCGGGAACGGTCGGAAGCGGGACGATTTACCAGTACGTTACGGATCCGGATGGTTCGACGGGCACATGGGAGTTCAGCAATGTTTCCATGCAGCTGAAAAGTGATCCCTGGCAGGCGGATCACATGATCCATCAGACGGTTCAGTTCTTTGCTTCTACAAGGACGAAGATTTCGTGAGTGATTTTCCGCAGGAAATTGTTCTGTCAGATAAGCGCCGTCTGACGTTGCGAGAGATTGATCCGGCGGACATGCTGGATCTGATCGAAGCGGCGGGAAGTGCCATCAATGGGGCTTCGGCATCTGCTTGGCTGGGCTACGCGGAAATGATCTGTTCCGTGACGGCCATTGATGGTGTGCCGGTCCAGATGCCACAGAGCAAGGACGAAATCCGCGACCTTGCGCGGCGCGTGGGAAAGTCTGGGATTGCTGCGCTGACGCCGCTGTTTGAACGTGATGCGGATGACGATATCCGGGACGTCGCAAAAAACTGAGTCGGCACTCCGGGTTTCAGGAGATGCTTTATCTTCTGGATCACGGGGTGCCGTGGGATGTTTTGCGAGGGTGGTCAGGGGCGCGGCGTCTGGCTGCGTGTGTCATTACCGGTGAACGGGAAGGGCATTGTTTTGATTGGGAAATTATGCGGTATCAGGGAGAAATATGATGCGGGAGGACATCTGGCGGAATATTCTCTTAGTCAGGACATTTTTCGATCAGTCTGCCAGAGGGTTGCTGCGGAGGGGAGAGTGGGTTTCAGTTGTACCCCGTCTGCGGAAACAGGGTGGTGTTAAAACGCTTCGCGCCAGAAGCCATCTGGGCTCTGTCATCAGGATCACGCGTTCCGAAACGCAGGCAGTGTCCAATAACCGGGAAGCGCCAGGCACGTGGAAACCTACAGGATTGCGGTATGGAGCGCTTTCCTTAAGGCGGAAAGAAATTCAGCTTTCGATGCCCCGCTCTTCTTCTGTCAGACCTGTTGTTGCTTCAGTGGGGAACAAGGGAAGGGCTAAGCGGGTATCAGCTCTTTCGGTTTCCGCGCGGCAGGTGTTTCAGTCTCGTGTCAAACAGGGTCAATATGTTTCGATTAAAAAACTTTTTGGCCTTGATGCCGGGGGAGGATCCTCGTCGGCAAGACCGACGGGAGTGTTCGAGAAAATCTCCCGTCCGAAGCCTGTCAGGCGGACGGGGACTGATATGCAGTCTGTTATTCGTGGGGCAACGAGAGGAGCTGGAAACTCGCTGTTTGTGCCGCCCAAGGCTCTGTTTGCGAAAGACCGAGTGTACGAAACGACCGGGCAGGAGCAGCATCCACAGCATGTTTTTTCAGGATCCCGAACATATCACGACACTGAGGTTGTGAATGATCGTCTGGAACATGAAGTGAGGGGCGGGAATTTTCTGCTGGGTCATCGTGAGGCCCGTCTGGCGGCGCGTCGTTCCGGCGGGGGGGTGGATGAGATCATGCAGCCTCAGTATCCCGGTCGAAGTATCGGGTTTTTCTGACAGAGGAGATATTCCCTGATGGGTGTTGGCCTTTCTGACATAGAAAATGCCATTGGCGCTGTAGGGCGTTTGGGCGCGTCGTCGCCTGTCATACTGGGAAACTTGGTTCTGACGGGAATTGAGGTTCCGGATACGCTTCAGGTTGGTGGCCGTCAGATGCTGGTTGTGCACCGTCTGCCTGGTGGTGGACGGGTTGTGGATGCGCTGGGTAATGATCCGGGACGGCTGGAACTCAGAGGACGTTTTCTGGGCCCTGATGCGCAGATGCGGGCGCAGGCAGTCGAGCGCATGCGTATGGCAGGCGCGCAGGTTGCTTTCTCGGCGGCGGGCCTCTCCGTACAGGTATGGATTGCGCAGTTTACCTATGCCTATCAGGCGAAGGGGGCTGTCTGTTCCTATAAGCTGGTCCTTGAGAGGCCTCAGGAAACGGCGTCCGTTCAGAGTCTGTCGACCTTGTCCGGTTTGCTGGGAGATGACGTCGGAAGTGCTCTCGACAGTTTTTCCGGGACCGTTTCGGGTATCTCCGAAGGCGTCTTTACGGCGGCGGGGCAGGTGTCTTCGGTCGTCGGGCAGGTGATGCCGCTGGCCAGTCTGGTTGGTGCGGGCGGTTTTGCTTCGAAAGTCACTGATGCGCTGGGGACGGTCAATGGCGTGGCGCAGAGCGGAATGAATCTCGCGACCGTTCCCTCCGCGCTGGCGTCTGTTGCGGGAGGGTTGCAAAATGCGGGAAGCGGTTTGCAGTCCATTATTGCCGGGGCGGGACAGAATGTTGAGGCCATCCAGCCGGTCAACAGTGTTTCGCTGAATACTCTGGGTCAGAATGCAGCGCTTCTGAGTGCTGCGGCGGATGCGGGGGGGCTGGTGAACCGGTCTGCGGCGAATATTGCGGTGGCACAAGGGCTGGAGACGGCTTTGCCGTCGGTTTTCGCATGAGGGAATGATGCAGGATATTATTGTCAGTGCTGCGGATATTTCCCTGTTTCATGTGGCGGCGCGTGAACTTGGGGATGCGTCGCAGTGGTGGAGAATTGCGCAGGTCAACGGGATGACTGACCCGGATCTGGGAAGAATTTCTGAAACGGTTGTTCTGAAGGTTCCGTCGGTTGAGCCTGATCTGGTGTCTGGTCTGCCTGATGGAGCACTGGAATGAGTGTCAGAAACCTGGAGGTTCAGGTTCTTTTTGACGGTCAGGTCGACCCTGTTCTGGCGCTTGTGCAGTTTGAAATCGATGCCAGCCGGTATGAGGCATGCGATGTCGCCACTCTCCGTCTGGCTGTCAGAAAACAAGGAGCGGAAACGCCCTGGTTTGAGGGGGAGCAGCCCACGCGGAAATGGGTCACGCTTCAGATGCGGGATACCCAGAATATTGCGGCCGCTTGGACGACCCTGTTTCAGGGGCGCCTTGATCATATCGACTATGTGGCGGAGCACGCCATTCTGGAGATGGAATGTCGTGATGCGCTGGCGGCGTTGATGGATCTGCGTGTTCAGAATGCGTGGCTCAACCATACCCAGCAGGAACTGCTGGAAATCATGGCGCAGGCGGCGGGGCTTGAGGCGCAGATTACCTTGCCTTCGGATCAGGCCACATTGATGGCGGGTCAGTTCTGGCAGATTGAACACAAACGGGGCGCTCTTATGGGGCAGCACCGTTTTCAGACTGCGGCGGATCTCGCGTTTACGATTGCAAGGGACGCTTTTTGCGATCTTTATGCCGATGGAACCTCTCTTGTCTGTCAGCCGCTGGGAGCTGCTTCGGATGCGGGTGCGCAGGTGACGGATATGCGTCATGCGGTTCTTGAAACCGGTATTGCGCGCGATTTGCAGTTGCTGGCTGGCGTGGTCGTTCATATGGCGTCTTGGGATTCCCGGCAAAGAAGTACGACACATGTTTATTACGATGGTGTTTCTTTTTCTCAGGACGCGCCATCGGGCAATTTCAGTATCCACACATTTCGTGTTCCTGGACGTCGGCTGGAAGACTTGCAGAGGCTGGCACGGGGCAAACATGCTCGCATTGCGGCTCATGCGTTGTCTGTCCGAATTAAAATTCCTGGAATTATTGGAATTGCACCGCGGAATTTCATGACTGTAGCGATGGGAAGCAGCGAAAAAACTCTGGGGGTTGATCAGGTTCTTTCCCACTTTTCTGTGGAGAAGGGGTTTGTGCAGCATGTCGTTTTAAGGGATCGCGGAGGTGAGACATGAATGACGCCCGTTTTGATGCGGCCGCTCTGCAAGGCAGAACGGCGCATACAATGTTTGGGATCGTGTCTGCTGCTGATCCGGTCAATCATGCCGTAAAAGTCCGGATCCAGCCTGAAAACATAGAAACAGGCTGGATCCCGGATGCGTGCGGCGTGCATGCGGGAGATCTGCGGGTTGCATGTCCGTCTTCTCCGGGAACGCATGTTGTGTTGCAGCCGGTTGAAGGGGATGGGGAGCATCTGGTGGTGACGGGAAGCGTGTATGACACGGTGGTCATGGCGCCCGTGTCTCCGCTGACGGGTAAGGTTGCACAACCTGGCGAACTGCTTGTCAAAGGCGGGTGCGGTCTGCCGCCGCTGTCTTCGTCGGGAAGTGTGGGGGCGTCATCTTCGAGTGCGGGCTGGCTGCATATTGGTCTGGATGGTGTTGCGGCGGGTGCAGGAAATGCGTCTCTCCTTATCAAGGACGGGACGATAAGCCTTTCTGTTGGTGGAACGGATATGACGCTGACATCTGCCGGACTGACTCTTTCCGGAGGTGATATTCGCACCAACCAGCATTCTCTTAATGAGCATATTCATCTGGCAGGAAGTCAGAAAACGGGAGGGCCGCTTGGATGATCGCTCTTTCGCATGTTTTCGGGAATGATCTGGTTCTGTCCGAAGGGGGGCTTCAGACTGTTTCCAGTACGGAACTCACGAGGCAGGGTCTGTTGAGAAGGCTTCTGACGGTTGCGGGAAATTATGTCTGGCAGCCCGACTATGGGGTGGGGCTTCCGCTCATGGTGGGGCAGGTCATTGCTCCGGAAGCCATGGAATCCGTCATCCGGGCGCAGGTTCAGGAAGATGCCAACGTAGACCCTTCACAGGTCGTGACTGTGACCGTGACGGATGAAGGGCTGGGCATTTGCAGATGTGATGTTTCGTATGTGGATGCCGGGTCCGGCCAGCAGCAGAGCCTGTCTTTTTCCTACTGAAATGATGAGAGCGGCACAATATTAAACCGCTCCAAGAGGATGCGATGTCTCTCTCCCTACGTTCTTTTTCCACGACCGTTTCCACTGCGGTGACAACGGCTCAGGCATCCTGCTCCCAGTTGCTGGACGTTTCCATCGGCTCTCCTGCTCGGGCTCTGATGGAAAGTGTGGGCGGTGTTGGTCTGTGGTTGCAGTATCTGGTGTTGCAGTCGCTGTTGCGGACCCGTCTGTCGACGTCTACGGGGTCCGACTGCGACAGTTTTGTCTATGATTTCGGTATGAGCCGACTGCCCGGTACGGCAGCGACAGGTATTGTGACGTTTGCCTCTTTTCTGGCCAGCGACCAGTCGGCGGTTGTTCCTCCAGGAGTGATCGTGAGGACGGTCGGGGGAATCTCCTTTGCGGTGACGCAGGATCAGACTTTGCCGACATGGTCCGCCTCTGCGGGAGGATATGTGCGGGAAGCTGGCGTTTCAACCTTGTCGGTTCCTGTCGCATGTCAGGTGGTGGGGGAGTCCGGAAACGTTTCGGTCGGTGCGATCTGCCTGATGGGGACGGCTGTGGCGGGGCTGGATACGGTGACGAATAATGCGCCGTTCCTTAATGGTTCCGATCAGGAAACGGATAGTCAGCTGAGGGCACGTTTTCCGCTGTGGCTGGCGGCAAAGGCCTCTGCCAGCAGGGCTGCGGTTGGGAATGCTATTGCCAATGTCCAGACAGATCTGAGCTATTCGCTTCGGGATGGTCTGGATACAGCAGGGAATGCGCGGAGCGGGTATTTTACGGCTGTGGTGAATGACGGAAGCGGCGTTCCTTCGGACCAGCTGTTATCGAGCGTCTATGATGCCGTTGATTCGGTGCGGGCCCTCGGGGTCGGTTTTGCCGTGCAGGCGCCTCAGGATCTGACGGTGAATGTGTCCATGGATGTCGTGGTGCCTTCGTCTGTTCCGGTTCAGCAGGCTGTGAGCGCCATCCAGTCGGCTGTCTCCAAGGATATTGCGTCTATGACGGTGGGTGATGGTTATCCGTACAGCCGCCTGTCCTATCTGGCTTATGCTGGTGCGGGCATTACCGTGACGTCTGTTCTGAATGTCCGGTTAAACGGTGGGCAGGCTGATATTCCCGCAAACGGAAACCAGGCTCTCATGGTTGGAAGTATTCAGATCAATGTCACTCAGGGTTGAGGGGGTGAATTCTGAAATATTTGGGCGGATGAGGACTTCTTATGGCTGTATTTAATACATATCCTAAACTCGACTCCCTGACGGGGGAAGAAGTTATTGTTCTGGCTGATTCCAGCGGCACGCGAACCGTTACGGCGACCGTCTCCCAGATTATCGAGGCGCCTGTCAGTGTCACGGCCAGCGGTCAGTTCTATTCCGACAAGGGAGCACAGGTAAAACGGTTTGCGGACCGGCTTCTGGTTGGCGTGGCGGCGGATAATCCAACTCTGAGCAACAGGGCCAGTTCGTCGCAGGATGACTGGCTTTCAGAGACCATGGGGGCAACGTCGATTGGGCCCTGGGCGTTGCAGGATGCCCAGTGTGCGTCGCTTGCCCAGTTTGGCAACAGTGCGTTTGTCGCAGGGTCTCGTACCTCCGATGCCGTAAATGGCAAGTCATTGCTGGGCTTTCAGCCGAGCTCCATCGGGGTAGCGTCATGGGGAATTTCCGATGACACGTCCAATCCGACAACCACCACGGCTTATGCCTATTATGGCGAAGCCTGGCGTCTGGCCGGAGTGGATTACCAGCCGACTTTCGGAATGGAGCTTGAGGCTGTCAATTTTGGTGGCCTCGCGGTGGGACAGTCGACGCCTTATGCGCCGAATGTTGGCGGTGGTGTGTACGGTATCCAGCTTGGTGCGGGTGGTGGCCAGACGTCGGGTACTTACGATGCTGCAGCGGGTATGGTGTTCGTTTCCAATCCGAATTCATGGCAGGCGGGCATCGTCTTTGGTGCCCAGTCCCTGACCGGAACGGACGGCAAGGATTCCGGATACGCCTCGGCCGTTTCCCTTGCGCGCAACCAGGCTGTGGAATGGCATACGCCTGAAACCGTTTCCGGCGTGGCCGGGGCCAATGTCGGTGCGTTTGTCCGCTCTACAGTGACGGAACGTACCAACGGCATGCGTCAGGAATTTACGGATAACGGGATCCTGTTTGGCAATATTGAAGGTGAAACGCTGTTCTCGGTTGCCAGCATGCCCAGCCCGACCAATGCGCTTCAGGTTCAGGCAGGCGCCGGGACACAGGCCGCGGGTCTGTATGTGCAGAAAGGAACGGGAGGATCCGGAAATCTGGGGCTGTTCCCTGCAAGTGGCGGGGAGTTGCAGATTACGTCTCCGGTGACGGGGACAGGGGGGACGGTGCCGACGGTTGCCAATGGGGGATTCCTGCATATCAACATCAATGGCGCAGATTATCGTATTCCGCTGATGTCTCCAGACCAGGTCGGGGGATGATGGGATGGCGGTTCTCTACGATGAAGACCAGGATATCCTTCGGGCTTCTGATGGCAGCGTCCTGCTGGATACGGGGCCAGTCCCTGGGTCGGTAGAGGATTTTGCGGGGCGGTTCCGGCGTCTCTTGCCGACAGGGTGGTTTCCGCCGGCGCCTCAAGGTCTGGAAGTAGAATCCGCGCCGGTACTGGCGGCGATTCTGCGCGGTTTTGGCGCGGTTCTGTCCGGTATCTGGCAGTTGATGCAGGAATGTTCCCTGCAGATGCGTCTTGCGACGATGAGTGGCGCCTTTCTGGATATGGCGGCCGAGGATTATTTCGGTTACGGCGGACTGGTCCGTCAGTCTTCCGAGCCAGATGTCATGTATCGCAAACGCATCCGGGCCTCTCTGTTTGCCGAACGCAACACCCGTCAGGCCGTAACGGACGCACTTGTCGCGGCGACAGGCGTGCAGCCGGTTATTATCGAAACCCTGAATGCGTCCGACTGCCATGCACTCGCCTGCGCTTCAGCTCCTGCCATGGGTGGAGGATACGGTTATGGTGCGGAGGCCCTGCGTTATGGCAGCCTTCAGGGCGGCCAGTTTTTTGTGGAAACACAGTTGGGAAAAGCCGCAGATCTGGCAACAGTCTGCCATGTCGTCGATCAGACGGCAGCTATGGGCGTTACCGGCTGGATCAAGGTGAAAAATTAATGGATCGGGCAATCGTTTATGCGGGATCAATCCCGCTCGATACGGATCTTCTGCTGGCCGGGCGGTATACCAAAGCAGCGTTCGGCAATCTGGCTTCGATGCTTTATGGACCCAATGTCATGGCGGCGTCCGGTCTGGGGTATTCGGTATCTTCCAGCAGTCTGAACCTGACGATTGATGCGGGTTCGGTTCTGGCTCCCGGCGTCATGGATGCTTCTGCCATTGGTGGCAATGGTGGCGGTCTGGCAGCGGATGCGACGGCTCTTACATGCCAGTATATCAGCGCGGCGTCGCAGACCATCACGCTTCCCGGTTCGGGCAATACCTATACGATTTATGCCCTCTGCTCCGAGCAGGATGCTGATCCGACGGTGCTTCCGTTCTTCAATGCCAGTAATCCTTCCCAGACACAGGCCGGTCTCCAGAATGATGGTGGTACGCTACCTGTGCGCCGTACGGGTGCCATGACCCTGGTCGCTGCGACCAACCCTCCCGTTCCACCGGCAGGCGGGTGTGTCGTGGCACTTTATACAATTACTGTACCGCAGGGAGCGTCCACGCTGGCGGGTGTGACGGTTCAGCCGGGTCAGGTTTTCTGGCCGACCATTCCGGAGCTGGCGACGCAGGCCCTGCTGAAAGCCTCTACCGAACCCATGACACTTGTGACCGGAAATGGCTCGGTTTCCATTCCGGCCTGGGCGTCCAGAGTGGAACTGCGCGCTATCGGTGCCGGCGGCGGCGGGGCGGCCTCGCAGGCGACGACGACCGCCAGTTCTTTTTCTGGCGGCGGCGGCGGCGGTGATGCCTGGGGTATTTATACCGTTAGTCCGACGCAGGGCAACGGACTGGCGATTACGGTCGGAAGCGGCGGTGGATCCGAACAGACAGGTGGCACGTCTCTTGTCAGCTATCTGGGGCAGACACTGCTGCAGGCTGAAGGCGGACAGGGCGGCACGTTCTATTCCACCACGGGCTCTGCGGGTGGAGTTGGCGGAAACGCATCGGGCGGCACCGTTTGGAACCAGAGCGGAACGTCGGGTGGTGACGGGCAGTGCAATGCCTACACGTTCTCCGGCTATGGAGGAGATGGTCCATGGGGCGGCGCAGGGCGGTGCGGAAATCAGGGAGGCCGCAACGCCACCCGGTATGGTGCGGGTGGCGGAGGCTCCTATTCAGCGACGACCGACGGTGCATCGTCCAGTGGTGGCACGGGATATCAGGGCTGTGTCCTGTATCGTTTCCTGCCCTGA